CAGTCCATAGCCGAGAATTTCTATGTCGAGCGCGCGGATTTCACGACCACTCGTTCTATCGGTCAAGAGTTTGCTGCTCATTTGATGACAGGCGTTCCGTCCATGTGTCGGCGCGATCTTGCTAATCAGATTGGCGCAATGCTCCGTCCTAGAACGCAGCCGTGGTTTCATGCTCGCACCCCGATTGACGCCATTAATCGTGATCCTTCTTCGCGTCAGTGGCTTGATTGGGCTAGTGAGATCATGCGCCTTAAAATGTATGATACGCGCTCTGGCTTTGTCAGGGCGACACGCGAAGGCGACCATGACTTTGCCGCCTTTGGTCAGGCTGTCTTACAGGTAGAGCTTAATCAGAATCTTGATGGCTTGCTGTATCGTTGCTGGCACCTAAAGGATGTCGTTTGGGCCGAGAACTATCATCTTGAGGTAGATCGCGTTCATCGTAAATGGCAGCCTACTGCTCGTCAGCTCTGTCAGCTATTCCCAAAAACTGTTGATCCTAAAGTCCATGAAAGAGCTGAGAAAGCTCCTTTTGAGGAAGTTAAGTGTCAGCACATTATTATGCCGATGGCTGATTATGACTACAGCAAAAAATCAAAGTTCCCATTCATTTCTATATATATCGACACCGACAACGAGACTGTGTTGGAGGAAGTCCCGGTTGCGGATAATAGTTATATTATCCCCAGGTGGCAGACGGTTTCTGGGTCGCAATATGCGTATTCACCCGCAACTGTAATCGCAATCTCTGACGCCCGTATGCTTCAGCAAATGACGCTGACGCTTATGGAGGCTGGTCAGAAAGCAGTCGATCCTCCGATGCTTGCTGTTGGCGATGCAATCCAAGGCGGCGTTAATCTCTTTGCTGGCGGCATTACTTATGTTGACGCCGAGTATGACGAGAAGACAGGCGAAGCTTTACGCCCGCTGCCTATCGACAAAACAGGTTTCCAATGGGGCGACACTAGAGAGGCTAAAGTCAGAGAGCTTATTCAAGAAGCTTTCTACCTTAACCAGATCCAGTTGCCAGAGCTCAAAGGCGATATGACAGCCTTTGAAACGCAGAAACGCGTCGAGGAATATATTCGTCGCGCCCTGCCCCTCTTTGAGCCAATGGAAACCGAATATAACGGCGCTCTTTGCGACAAGACGTTTGATCTTTTGCTTCGCAACGGAGCCTTTGGAGACGGCTGGAATATGCCTCCTGCTCTTTCTGGTCAGAGAGTGCGCTTCACGTTTGAAAGCCCATTACAGGCCGCTCAAACGCGCGCTAATAGCCAAGCGTTTATGCAGACAGCTCAGCTTCTACAAACGGCTGCTGGACTTGATCCAATGGTTGTTCATGACGTTGACTTCGACCGCGCCTTCCGTGACGCGGCTGAAGGCGCAGGAGCTCCGGCTGCTTGGTTCTTGGATGAGAATGTCGCTGCTCAGAAAAAAGCAGAAGCTCAACAAGCTCAAGCTGAGCAAGCAGCGCAGCAAGCTCAGATGCAACAACTTATGGCAGGCGCTCAAATTGCCGATCAGGCTGGCGGCGCTGCCAAGAAATTCAACGATGCTCTAACGCCGCGCGTATAAGCGGCCATAAGGCACAATGGCAATAAGACAACGATCTTCGGATCGCAGGCCGTGGAAACCATCCCCCTGCGATAGAGCAGACGTGTATGCGCTTAAGGCGCTCGCGGCTGGCGAAGCCAATGAAGGGCAACAGAAACGCGCCCTTAATTGGATTCTTAATGTGGCGTGCGGCGTGCGTGACACGACCTTTTATCCTGACAGCGAACGTGACTCCATCTTTGCAGCTGGTAAGCGTTTTGTCGGGCTAGAAATAGTTGCGACCATCAATCTGCCGACCGCCTCCCTAGAGGACAAGTCGAATGAGTGATGATTTAGCAGACACAGGCGGTATGGCTCTTGATGACGGCGCTTCCATAAAGGACAGCGCCGTTTCTGATTCTGGAGCCTCGAATAAAGGCACGCTGATTGACAGCGACGCCGCTGACAAGCCTGTTGCTGCTCCGGCTGATTGGCCGGAAGATTGGCGCATTAAGCTTGCCGGCGAAGATAAGAGTTATTTAAAGACGCTTGATCGCTTTAATAGTCCGAGCGATTTAGCAAAAGCTTATCGTGACGCGCAGCAGCGCCTTTCGTCAGGCAACCTTAGATCTACTTTGCCTGACAATCCTTCGCCAGAAGAATTAAACGCCTGGCGCGCTGAGAATGGTGTTCCGACAGATCCAAATGGATATAAGTTTGACATCGGGCATCAGTGGTCAGACGAAGATCGCCCTGTCCTTGATAGCTTCGCTACTTACGCATTAGAAAACAATATACCGCAGCAATATGCTGAAAAAGTCGCGGCTTTTTATGCGGCTACTCAGCAAAGAAATATGGCGGTTATTGAGGAGTTTGACTCAAGAAACTATCAGCAAGGCGAAGACGAGCTTCGTGCTGAATGGGGTCAGGAATATCGTCGCAACATTAACGCGATTAAAAACACTTTGGCAGCTCATGCGCCGGAAGATGTTGTGTCGCAGATGCTTGCATCCCGAACGCCAGATGGAAAGCGTTGGGGTGATAATCCTACGATGCTTAAGATCTTTGCTTCTCTTGCCAGAGACGCAAATCCTTCAGCTACCGTTGTCCCAGGAACAGGCTTTACGACAACCGAAGACGAGCTGACATCGTTAGAGAAATTTATGCGGGAGAACCGTCAGGAATGGTTCAAAGATTCCGCAAAACAGGAACGCTATCGCGAGCTGCTTGAAGCGCGCGAAGCTGGTCGTTCGAAAGGTCGAGCGGCTTAACAATCCCGCAAGGGATAAATCACACGCTTTCGAGAAGCCCCTTGAGGCGATAAGCGGCTCCCCGGTTTAAGGCCGGGGGCAACCCGCCGACGCGCGCTTAAGGACAACCAGATCAAAGCGTCTTTCCCAATTGAAAGGTGCTTAACTATGGCTAATACAGCATTTCAGGTTCAATACCGACAGGAGTTTATTGCTGGCTTTGAACAGGGTCAGTCTTTACTCCGCGCCGCAACCACCACGGAAGCGGTTATTAAAGGCAATCAGGCCACGTTCCTTGTTGCTGACTCTGGTAACGCTTCGGCTGTTACGCGCGGTGTCAACGGCCTCATCCCAGGTCGCGCTGATAACCTGACGCAATACACAGCCACGTTGCAAGAATGGCACGACAAGCCCCGTCGCACTGGCTTCAACATCTTCGGTTCGCAGGGTGACGGTCGCCGCATCATGCAGGAAACGACCGTTAAGGTCATGAACCGTAAGATTGACCAGGACATTCTTGGTGAGCTTGCCAACACGTCAAACAACACCGGCTCAGCTGCTACAGCTTCGCTGGCGCTTGTAATGAACGCACAGGCAAAACTCGGCAAGAACGAAGTCAACATCGAAGAAGAAGACAATATGTTCTTCGTCGCTTCGCCTGCCTTCCGCGCTTATCTGATGCAGACGAAAGAGTTCGGTTCACGCGATTGGGTGGACATGAACCTTCCGTTCATCACTGGCGCTCCTGGCATGAAGAAGATTGAGCGTTGGGCTGGCTTCAACTGGATCTGGCATCCACGCCTTTCTGGCGCTGGCACCAGTGCTGAGAAGTGCTACGCGTTCCACAAATCCGCTATCGGCCATGCGGTCAATACGGGCGAAATGGACGTTAAAGCTGGTTACAACGAGGAAGACGATTACTACTTCGCTCGCAGCACGATCTTCATGGGATCGAAGCTGTTGCAGACGAAGGGCGTCATTCTCGTAACCCACGACGGCTCTGCCTACTAAAATTTAAGCCGGGGCTAGTCTCCGGCTTTTTCTTTTTCTCTTCATGAAAGGAAAGCCCCATGGCTTATTCAACGTCTAACCCGCCAGCCAAACTTGCTGTTGGCACAATGGATGGCACTGCTGGCCCTGCGATATGGGTTTATCGCTCAGCTGATGCAATCGGCACCGTAAAAGGCGCAAGCTATTTCTCAAATGGTTATGACCTTGGCTTGAATGTCGGCGACGTAATGTTCGTTTACGACACCGCTACGCCAACAATCAGCACCGCTTGGGTAAAAACTGTTGCGTCTGGCGGCGCTGCTTCTCTGAGCGCTACCGTTACTACGCTGACATCAGCGTAATTAAGAATAGGCGGGGGTCATTGTGGCCCCCGCTTTTTTGTGGAGTGGCACATGCAAACTGCTGGTGTTCCGATGATCCGAGAGTCGCGGATCAATTTTGTTGAGTTCGCGCGTCAAGGTCATCATGTCGTCCCAGAAGACGGAACGAAATTTGAAGACGTTTTAAAAGATGAATATTGGTCGCTGGTTGGGCATAAGTTTAAACCAGGCGACATTGTAGAGATTCACGCCGAAGACGGCAGCTATTTTGCGGAGCTTTACGTCAGAGCTTCTGGACGCAATTGGGTAAAGATGGCCCTGCTCCGCAAGATTGATCTTGAGCCTGTAGCAGTTGCGATTGGCTCTCCAGAGTTTGAAGCCTCTTGGAAAGGCCCGCACCGCAAATTCTCAGTTGTTCGATTGTCTGACAATCAGATCATCAAGGACAGCTTTGAGACGCGTGAGCAGGCAATTGATTACATCAAATCCCATGTGAAAGCGATGGCGGCCTAATCATGACAGCACAAACGACACAGCTTCAACTTTACAACAAGGCTCTACGCCACATTGGAGAGCGTAAGCTGGCGTCTTTGGCTGAAAACAGAGAGTGTCGGCGTTATCTCGATGACGAGTATGCTGACACTTTACTTCTATGTTTGCGCGCCGGCAGCTGGAATTGGGCTACGCGCGTATCTGAAATAACGGCTGATGAATATGTAATTCCAGCCTTCGGCTATCAGTCAGCTTTCCCCAAGCCTGCTGATTGGGTCAGAACAACCTGGATCTCTACGTCTGAGACGTTAGATCCACCGTTGAGAAACTATCAAGATCAAGAAGGTTATTGGCTTGCTAACGCTGATACCCTTTACATCAAATACGTCTCCAGCACACTTGGCAATACGTTGGCTAACTGGCCTGCTGATTACGCTGAATATGTTGGCGTTGCTTTAGCCAGAACTATTGTTAGTCGCGTTACGCAGAACGACGCCTTAACTGATCGTATTGAATTGCGCGAAAAGCTTTATTGGAAAAAGGCTCAAGAGAACGATGCAATGGATCAGCCTCCGCAGCCTTGGCCGCTTGGCACCTGGACAACCAGCCGTATTCGCCGTGGCTACATTGGCTACTACTCCAATTCTATAAAGAACTGGTAATAAATGCCCCGCATTACTCAACCGTTCTACAGCCCTAATCGAGGCGAAGTCTCCAGGCTTGCGCTTATGCGCGTTGACTTGGATAAGATGCGCCTTGCTGCCGACACGATGATTAATTGGATGCCGCTGACAACAGGCCCAATGACGCTTCGTCCTGGCACAGAATATCTTGGCGAGACGTATAATA